TTACTTTCGGCAACCTTTTGGCTGCGTCAACTTGTAACTTTACTGCCCCTACTGACAACCTCGACGCTATCGACATCGACGTATGTGCGCTTTCAGCAATGAGCCAAATTTGTCAATTCGACCTCGAGCAGTCTTTCTTGGCTTTGCAAATGTCCCAAGGTTCTAACGGCGACTTTAGCGTTCCATCTTTCATGGCTTATTACTGGGGTGAAATGGCTGGCCGTATCGGTAACGATTTAGAGCTTATCCGTTGGCAAGGTGACACCGAAAGCACTGACCCTGTTCTTTCTTTGTGTGACGGCTACCTTAAAAAATTGTGTGCTGACACAGACGTAGTAGGTCTTTACGCTGGTGCTATTAATGCATCTAACGTATTGGCTCAAATGACTGCTGTACTTCAAAACTCACCAGCGGCGGTTCAATCTAAGCGTGCTGACCTTCGTTTGTTCGTTTCTAGCGACGTATTTGTTAACTACCAAATTGCTGCTGCATCTGGTAACACAATGACGTTCGTTACGGCTCCTTTGGCTCCGACGTTCTTAGGTATCAAGATTGTTCTTGCTGAGGGCGCACCAGTTAACACTATGGTTCTTGCTTTGAAAACTGATCTTATTTATGCGTTCGACGCAGAAGGTGATGCTAAAGCATTGAAAGCTGTTAACCTTAGCGATTCAGTTGCTGAGCCTTATATCCGCACACGTGCGAACTTGAAAGCTGGTTTCCACTACACGAACCCTTCACAAATTGTTGTTTACAACGTTTGTTTCGACTAGTCGTTAACCATCAATTAAAATATACGGGGCGGCCATAAAACGCCGCCCTTTTTTATAACCAAAAAAATTTAGAAATCATGGCATGTGCTACACTTTTAGAAATTGAAAAAGGATGCGACAACAATAGCGGGGGCATCTATACCCTATTGATTAACCAACAAGACAACATTACAGGAATTGTTGAAGATACAACAGGTACAAACTGGATTGTTGAAGACATCAATTACACTTCGCCTTTTGTTGCAATGGAATTTAAACGCAACACGGGAAGCTTTACCGAAGACGGAACTATTGACCTAGTAAATGGTTCTTCTTACGTTACTCAAACTATTAACCTAATGTTTCACAGACGCGACCAAGAGAAGTCTAAGGCTATTAAAGTTCTTGGCGCTGGTCAGCAATACTTGGCAGCGGTTGTAGGTGACGCAAACGGCAAATTTTGGTATTTCCCATTCTTGCAAGTAACTGCTTACGGCGAAGGTTCGGGAACTGCCCGCGCTGACGGCTCTAAGTATTCGGTTACTTTGGTTGCTGAAAACCCAGAATTGGCTTACGAAGTAGACCCAGCGATTGTAGCAGGTTTATTAGTGTAATTTTTTCCTTACCAAACATAGTTAGCCCCCTCATTGTAGGGGGTTTTCTATTTGAACAAGTCCCAAACGAATTTTAATATTGTTATGATTTACATTGAAAAAGGCGAAATAAACACGTTTGCGCTTACTTTAAGCGAAGTAACGACGTTGGTAGACCCTTTTTATTTATTCGTCTTTGAGGGCGAATTTAACACGGCAACCGAACCCGTTTTGTGGTCGGGTGTTGACACGTCAAACTTTCCGACTAGATACAACCTTTTCACTTTAGAAGAAGGTGTAGACGTAGAACTAACGCGCGGGCAGTACACTTATTCAGTTTACGAAAGCGACGAGTTAATAATAGTAGACGAAAACACGAATACAAACGGACTTAATTTAATAGAAGAAGGGCGCCTAGTTGTTGCGGGCGGTTCTATTTCTAGCATATACGACTAATAAAATGGGAATTTTCGATAGATTCAAACAACAAAAACCCGAGGTAATAGAAGGCTACCAGTCTTTTAGTACGCCTTTCGGTAAAATCGGACGCGGTGACTTGTCGCTCCCTTACGTAAACGGACGTTACCAAGTGGCTGGCTATGTGCCTTTCGGATCGGACAACCTATTTCCTGAGACTTTAAACCAACTTTATTACACGTCGCCTTTACACGGGGCGATTGTAGACTTTAAAGTAAACGCAGCTATTGGCGCGGGTTACGAATTAAAAACGGACAAGCTTACACCGCAAGAACTTCTAGACCTTTACACTTGGGAAAAGAAAATGCGCCTAGCTAAGTCGGTTAAAGCCGTTGCAAAACAACTAGTAATGCACAACCGCGTTTACTTTAAGTTGCATTTTGACGACAAAAACAAGCTACACAAAATTGAAAACGTAAGCCCTGAAAAAGTACGTATTAACAACACAAAAACTTGTTACTATTTGTGTGACGACTGGGCAAGCCGTATTGACGTAGAACAAGTAAAGCCTTACCACCCGCTTAACACGGACAAATGCCAGCTTTATAGCTACGAATTACCTAGCATCGGACAAGATTATTACTCATTACCGCAGTATTCAAGTGCTTTAAACTTCGCCTTTTTGTCGGGTGAACTAAGTTACTTCGCAAAGTCGAACATTCAAAACTCAATTTTCCCCGCTTTCGCAATGATGTTTCCAAAACGTCCACAAAGCGAAGAAGAAAAGAAAGTGTTACGGGACACAATAGACCGCATGAAAGGCGCGGCAAACGCGGGTAAAGGCGTGGCGTTCTTTGCCAATAGCCAGGATCAATTGCCTAAAATTGAAAGTATACCAACCAACCAAAACGACAAACTTTTTCAAGAAGCTTCACAGCTTAACACGGAACAAATTTGTTTTGCCCATACAATTGACCCTATATTAATGGGAGTACGCACAACGGGTTCGCTAGGTGGTGGCGCTGACATTAAACAAGCCTACGTAATCTTTGAAAAGAACGTAGTTATTCCGTTACGTGAAATGGTTACCGAAATATTCACGGAACTACTTAACATTTCTAGACTCAAAGCTGACTTTAGTATTAAGAATTTCCAAATTATTAACGAAACAATTGTAGAAGTAGAAGGCGACGCATCGAAAACACAAGACGCCTTGAACGCAATGAGTCCGCTTGTAGCTACAAAAGTTTTGGACACCATGACACCAAACGAAATACGCGCCCTCGCAAGCTTACCACCCGTCGAAGGTGGCGACTTAGTAGCTTCACAACAACCCGCCCAAACATTTAAGAAATGATTTACTTCATTACCGAAACCTACCTAAAGACGAACACGCCTATTACGGCTAACGTAGACGTAACAGACGTAACGCCATACATTGCTACACAAAGCGACCTTAGAGTACAACCAATTCTAGGCACAACGTTCTACAAGTATATGTTAAACAAGTACAACACGCAGACTTTAACAAACGACGAGGAAACGTTAGTAGAATTTATACAACCCGTTGTGGCGTGGCGTAGTGCTGAGGATGCTGTATTCGGGCTTTCTTACCAACTTAAAAACAAAGGTATTCAAACGCAATTTGGTGACTACTCGGGCAGCGTTTCACGTGCTGAGGTGGCGTTTTCAATGGAGCATTACGCACAAAAAGCCAGCTTTTACGAACAACGTTTGATTAAATATCTACTCGCTAACAAAAACCTTTACCCGCAATTCACTAGCCAAACAAATAAAGACACGGATTTACGCCCGCAGATTGACGCATGCGACTGCGTAGGGACTTGCTGGGGACGTTGCGGACAACGTTACAACGACAACGGGTACAACAACGCTATAATGGTATTCTAGTGACTGAGTTTGTAACCATAGTAAAAAAGTACGGCGTTACGGGTGTTCTTTGCCTTTGGCTATGGCACACGGACAACCGACTTAACAAGGTTGAAACGGCCCTTTACGACTGCTACAAACAACAAAGTTTTAGACAAGCAACCAAAACACGAATAAACCTACCCGAACGCTTATTTGCAGTCTTACCAAATGATAAAAAAACTTATAAACGAAACCTTAAGGCCTAGCGGCAAATGGTCTATTAAAAGGCTATCCGCTTTTACGTCGTTTTGGATCGCGGTTCTTTACGTCTTTGCGCCTTTAGTGACTACGTTTAAAGTACACGAATTTGTTTTTGTAGGTTTGCTTACTTACTCGGCTACGTCGTTAGGCCTAAGCGTATGGAATAAGAAAATAAAAGCACCCCACTCGACTGCCCAGGAATACTGAACACCGAGAACCCCCCGCTAATAACGTTGGCGGGGTTTATAATGTCTAAAAAATGTCTAAAATGATAACAACAGCACAAGCCTTAGCGAAATACGGACAACCTAACGAACGAGGAACGTATCTAACTACTATTAATTTGCCTTACCCAATGCGTATTGCTTGGGACTTAGACACCAAAGTAACAAAGATGCGTTGCCATAAGTTGGTTGCGGATGCGTTTTTAAAGGTGTTTAACGACCTTTTAGAAGTCTATGGGTACGAACGTATTGTAGAACTAGGAATAGACCTTTACGGGGGCTGTTTTAACTTTCGTAAAATGCGCGGCGGTTCGTCTTGGTCTCGTCACGCTTGGGGTATTGCAATAGACTTAGACCCCGCACGTAACACATTAAAAGAAACTTCTAAGACGGCGCGCTTTGCACGTCCAGAGTATAAACCAATGATTGACATTTTTTATAAGCACGGCTTTGTTTCACTCGGTAAAGAAAAAAATTATGATTGGATGCACTTTGAAATCGCCAAGTAGGCTAATTTTGTCGCTTATATTGGCAATATTTGCGACAAGTTGCGGCGTAAATTACCACGTTC